TCCAACTTCTTTTTGATGTACTTCTAATTTATGAAGTTTCATTTTAAGCTGACCTTGTAGGTTATATTTAACCTCTGCAAGTTTTTGTCTGTTCATTGTATTCTCCTAACTATTAAATTTTCTTCTTTTGGAAATGGCTCGTTACCAATCTGTTCATATGAACAACTGTTGTAAACATACACATCTTTGTAAAATGTAAATTCGTGTAGTTTCCTAATTAATTCTATTTTTTGAATGTCATCTTCAGAAAAATATTTTTTATCTAAGGTATAATGATCGTTTTCAATCATTGTAATAAAATCACCAGATCCACCACAGTAATCACATTCATCTTTGCCTTCATCTGTTTGCATTTGACCAGAGCCATTACACAATACACAAGTTTTACGATTTGTTTTTGCAGTCACAATAATTTCTGCAACTTTTGTTTTGAAAAGTATTTTCATACATCTAGTCATTGAACAACTCCTTTACAAAATAAAGTGTGAAACCAATCATTCCTATATGAACAATTAGTGTAAGTTTTTCGTTTAACATTATTTATTCTCCTTTGTGTTTAACATTATTGTTTTCTCCTTTTGCCTAATGCTATTTCTGCTTCAATCAATACCTCACCACCAAATATATTTTCAAGTTGATATTGAAAATAACCACCACTATGAATTGTAGTGCCATCAGCACCTTTTATTGTGTAAGGTAATAAATATTCAATACCAACTACTACGTCAGTCAAAGCATATCCATCTTTACCATGTACTCCAATGAGTTCTCTAGCAAACACTTGATCTCCAATTTTAAATTTAGGCTCTAACATTTTTGTATTCTCCTTTGTGTTTAACATAAGTATAGTTTTATAAAATTTTTATAGAAAATGCAAATTATTTTTATAATTATTTTTGTCTAATTTTGAGATTGATTTAGACATAAAAATCAGTAGAAAATAGGTAGGACACTTCTTTTTTTATAGAGTATTCCTCCTAGGCTCTGAAATGAGTCTGTTTAACAGCATCTCCTCTAAAATTGTAGTTTTTTCCGCATAGGGGAGGTGTTTATATTTGGAGTATCATTCCCTTCTAAAAGGACTACATACCCCCTAGAAACGCATTTATTTGGATTTTTTTGGGTATTCTTTGACTGAAGTTACTGTTGATTTGAGAATTACATGACATGATCCCATTTCTTCCCCTCCAAGCATAGTTGCAAGGTAAAAAGCTAAGTCATCTTCTTTAATTAGAAATCCAATGACCTCACATTCAACAATTTTAGTTTTTAGAATTAGATCTAAGTCATGCCATTCATTTGTCAATGACATATGATCGTAAAATTTAAGATGTAGTATTTTTGACACGCAAGACCTTTTGTTTTGCTTTGAATGATTTGGGTTGCTTTCTTCTTCTTCGCTTACCAGATGATCTAGGTATCAGTTCTTGAATTAATGTTGATGTAGTTATTCCCATAATGTTCTAGGGGAGGATTACCCTCCCCCTATTTATTTTTTCTTTTTTTTCTTTTTCTCTTTCTTTACTCTTTTGTTCTTCTTCGTTCCTTTTGAAGATCCACCATAATGATAAGGCATCTCTATCTCCTACTTTTTCTTTTTCTTCATAATAGCATCTCTCAATGCTTTAGGAAGTTTCATTTGCTTTTTGGTAAGACCTTTAGTTTTTTTTTTCTTATCCATTAGTGTAATACCCAATGATGAAGTGCTACGACTAAAACTAATACCATAGCTATCTTTACCCATGATTTGAGTTTTGTAAAACCCTCAAACCAATCTTTTATCATATCTATCATTTGCTTATCCCCTTTTGTTTCTCGTATGTTCTGAGTCCTGCCATTCCCAACAATGACATGACAAGAGGCATCAAAACACTCATATCAAGACTTGGCAAGTCTAAAGTTTCAACTTCAAACACAGCAAGGAAAAACACTATAAATTGCTTTAAAACAAATTCCCAAAAGATTGCCAATGCACATGACATTCCAATTAATGGTCGCCATGCTCTTTGCATTATTCCACCTATACCTGTAGCTGTAGATTTTGCATCAGCTAAATTTATATCTGTTTGTGCTTTGTTAAGTGCATTATCTAATTCTTTTAATTTTATTTTTGCTTGTGCTTTTTCTTCATCAGAAGTATGTAGTTCGTCTACAATCTTTCCTACACTATCAACTAATCCTCCACCTAATAATTTACCTAACATTACACATCTCTCATTCTAGCTGACAGTTCAGTTATCCTGTTTACCAAACCTCTGACATGAGACTTGCCCATTTTACTATCTAAAAGTTCTTCAGAAGCTAATACATAATCTTTATCTATCAAAGCCTGTCTGCATTTTTTGAAACCCATCATTCTAGGTAAACCAATCCAAAAACAAAGATGAACGCAAACTTCAAATGCTTCTGGCTCTATCGTTGCAGGATCAATAAATCTTTTTGTATCTTCTATTGCATTGGATAAATCTGTATTAAAGATAGCTAATACTTCTTCATTGTTTAATGGTTTCTCTCTATTCAAAAGTTCTTGTTCATCATCTCTAATCATGTGACCTACTCCAATAGTCCAGAGTCCAGATGTGCATTTATATTTCTCATATCTGACACCTTCCCATCTAGTAATGTCTTTACCTAATCTTTCTCTATTCATTAGTTGCTATACCTCTCTATTAATCTTGATAAATACCATTGAGCCTTTTTCAAATCCTCTAGTTTGTTTTTATCTTTATATCTCACTATGTATTTCAAAACACAGCTTTCGTGGTGTCCAAGTTTAAACTCCTCTATTACATCTATAAGCTGTATTTTTGTACCAATATAATATGTAGGATTTATTTTATCTTCGTAATCACTCATATATATATATTTTTATCCCATGATCCACTTGTATTCAAGACCATTGGCACTATTTGAGGTATGCCCTCTGTGATTATACCACAGGATAGTATTGGTTTTGCTAGGTTTACTTTCATATATGCCATAGCTAAAGACTTTTTATCTACTAGACACCCAACTGACATACCCCAATTTAGGTGAAAATCATTACCTACATATTTAACCTCTGAAATTGTGTGAAAATGACCTTGACAACAACTCATGCTAGTTTCTCTAACAGCTTTGGCAACATCTCTACAGAACTGATGTGCGAACATTACCCTACCTTTTGAGGTTTCAATAATATGTTTTTCTTGCCATCTCCACCCACTCCCAACATCTAATATTTCATTGTAATCTCTTAGAAAGAACCTTGACATACCTTTTGCCATAGCCCTACGTAGAACCATAGATCCATGATTACTTTCTAACAAAACCATTTCTGGAAATATTTTTTCAAGTTGTTTACATAAGGATCTACCTATTTCTAATTCATCAACAGGTGCAGGTAAGTCTGGATTTATAATATGTGATACATTTATCGAATGCCAATCCATCTCATCACCAATCATTACTATTTTTGTAGGTTTATATTTTGTTTTTAATTTTATAAGAAAAGCGAATACTTCTGGAAAATGATATGGAAAGTGTAAATCACTAATTACTAAAATTCTGTCATGTTTCTTTATACTCATTTGCATCTACGCAAAACATTATGTATTTGCGAATATTGTTCTCATCAAGCATAGACTTTATGAGAGTTGCTTGTATTTTGCAATCATTTACAGACTCAAACTTTTCATTGATATTTACGCACATTGAATTAACACAGAAATATCCAAGTAAGAAAATACTTGGTAGGCTCACAAGATAATATCTCTTAGTAAAATTAAAAGATTTGAAAAGACTAATAAACCAACAGTCCACAATACTTTTTCTACGGATCGTAATTTTTGATCTAGGTGGACGAGATGATTTGTCTTGATAATTTCTATATCTTTTTTGATAACAGCTACTTCTTTATCAAGTTTATTTATTTTTTCAGATTGTGTTGCCATGTTCAGTTTTTAGTGAATCTAACTTAACTTGTGTTTGTTTGTCAAATGTTTCTACTATTTCTTTATCTTTTAAATATTTATCAATGTATTCTGCTTTAGCTTTCTGCATAGAAGCAACTTCATCAATAGTCATATTTGATATTTTAGCATTTAATAATTGATTCTTTTCTGCCCAATTCTCTAATCTTTCAAGATATAAATTTTCTCTAATCTTCATTTCTTTAAGTTCTTCTCTAAGTAAACGCAATTCTTTCTTAGTTTTTTTTAATTGTTCTTGTAGTTCTTCTTGTGTAGCCATTAATTTATTCCTGCTAGTGGATTAGCTAATATCTTTTGTATTTTATCTTCTAGTTCTTGCTCAATGACTTTTAAATCTTGTGATAGTTCTCTTTCTGTATCTTTAACCCTGTCCTCAACATCATTTACTACCTTATCTATTGCTCTTATGTCTTGTTTTAGATCTTTTATGTCATCATTAATATTTTTGGAAAGTGTAGATGCAACATCAT